ATATATAATAAAATTAATAAAAATAAAAGGGAGTGGAGACTAAGCTCCACCCTCTTTTAAAAATTGTTTTAGTTTAGTAACATAAAGTTATTTGCACCTTGCGTAACTAAACATCTTTCAGATAAATAATGCACTTCCATCGCATCTAAATCAGATGTAGTAGCTCCAACGGAACCAGTCACCCAAGACTTGAACTTTCTGTCATCAGTTTGTGAAGATCTATATCTAACATGTAAGAAAGGACGTTTGAGGTTCTTTCCTAATTGTTGATCGTATACCGAAGACGTACCAGCTGGTACTACAACGCCTCTAATAGCGTTAACAGTGTCCATCGCGTTAATAAGGCCCCTAGTAGCTAAATCATTTAAATATTTCCAATCAGATTTATAGAAATCGTAAGATCCGCGTCTGAAACCAGAAAAACCTAAGTTTAAAGCCATGTCCTCAGAGTTGTTAAATACCCCATAAGAAGTACCACCAGCCCCGTAAGAATTCATTGAAGCCAACATGTCATCTATCGCTAGGCTCGTATTTCTGTCTAAAAACATCATGTTCTCTTCAATAGCACCTTGCTTATCAAACTCAGCTAAGATAGCGTCAAATTCAGCTAAATCAGTAGCAGCATTCACGCCAGTAATACCAGTACTTTCGTTACCTCTAGCGTTTAGAGCTGCAAATAAACCTTGTGTACCAGTCATTGTACCAGTAGCGTTAGTTTGTGTAGCTGTAATTGTTACTGAAGCTAATTCTCCTTCCATCATTGCCATTTCTAAATAATCAGTAAATCGTGATCTAGTATCACCTGAAGATTTTAAATACCATAAGTATCCATTCTGTCCTTCTTCGCCACTTACTTCAACCCAACCTATTTGAGAAGCATCAGATCCTGAGATATCATACTTATCTTTAATAATAATTGGTTTGTTGTCATAAGTTTTGAATCTAGCTTTGTTAGTTGAATTTCTACCAACAGCACCTTTTGCATACTCAGAACCAAATACCATAGCTTTAACGCCCGCTGCATCAGCGATTGGGGATCCAGCAGAAGTAAAGTTCGCTTGTGTATAAGGCGTACATGTACATGTTCCATCAGCTGCGACGCTAACAACGAAAACTTTAAGAGTTGCGTTAGCATCAGCTAAAATTACCATATCACCTGGACGGATACCGTGGTCACCAGTAGAATAAGTCCCAGTGGTAGCCGCTGTCCCATCAGCATCGTTAGTTACTGTAAAAGTCGTACCTGTACCGGCAGTCGTTACTGTATATGATAAGTGTAATCTTGATTGCTCTGACCAAACTACTTGATCTGCAGTCATAGATTCTTCAGCTCCTACTTGTGAAAGAAATCCAGATATAGTCCTAGGACCAAATACCTCTGCTTCTTTCTCCATAAGATCTGGTACGTATTGTTGTGACCAATCTAATCCAGAACCTGTAGTAAAATCAAGGTAAGCCGAAGCTAACGTTTGTTTCATTGGCGCTGGCGTTGGTGTATAATTGCTTGTTATTGCCATTTTTAATTTATTTTAAATTGTTAATTTACTTTTTGTTTTTAATTTTAAATTTGAAATCATTAGAATCCTCACCTAACACCCTTACTTTTATTCCACCAGCGTTAATCTCACCACTATGTTGCTGTCGTGGATCCATACTAATGTTTTTAGATTTAGCTACGCTATTTTTTAAAGCGTCGGCCTTACCCTGTTCGTAAAAGTGACTAGCGATCTTATCAGCATTCATTGCTGTAAACAGAGATTTATGGTATCCTTTAGCGTCGTTTAATGATAAGTCTTTATTGACAAACTTTGACATAAAGCCATTAAGATCACTTTGGGATTGTTTAACTCCACCTACGTCTTTGACGTTGAATCTGAATTTTTTCTCACCGATGTTATATTCAAAACCTTTGAATTTATCGTTAAAAAGATTGTTGGTCTTTTGTTCGAATATTTCAGTATTCTTTTCAACCGCTTTTTTAGTTCCTTCTGATTCCTTGTTGTATCTATTGAAGAAATCAACAGCTTTTTGTTGTTCACCCGTAAGTTTCGAACCAGCCTTGATATCTTCGTAATATTTGGATTTATTCTCCTCCAACTGAGTCTTAGCATTGGCAACTTGCTCTTTTAATGCTAATTTTTTTCTTTTAATATCTCTTTCGTCATCTATATCCTCGTCGTAAGAGAATTGATCTTCCATAAGGAAGTTAATTTCTTCATCGTCTAAATGAGTTTTAGTTTGCTTGTAATATTCTTTTAATAAAGAACTCTCATCTAACTTACTATAATCTTGATTTAGTTTAATATAATCCTCTAAATCACCTCCAGTATCCTCCATAAACTCCATTAACTTCTGGATATTCTCAGGAAGTTCTTTCCCGGTAGCCTCTGCTTCAGCAACCGCTTCTTCGACTTGTTCCACAAGTTCTTCTACTTCTTCTGTTATTTCTTCTACGACTGGAGTTTCTTGTGTTTCAGTTTCCGGTTGTACTTCTTCTTGTTCTTGTGTGGAGTTGGTAGTTTCAGTGAGTTCAACCACTCCTCCGTCGTCAGTAACGTCTTCTTTAATTTCTTCATTTTCTTTTGGTGTTGGTGGTTTACTTAAATCTACTTTTACAACGTTATCGTCTTCAGTTTTCTTTAGATCGACTTTAATTACGTTGTCTACTTTTTCTACAACTTCTTCAGTTGTTTCTTTTTTCTTTTTTGCCATAATATAATATAATAATAATTAATAATTTACTTAATTGGGTTCAAATGCCCCTAAATCAAATCCACCACCTACTATATCATTACCTGCTGATTCAAAGTTTTTAGGTGGTTTTTGATTATTTCTTTGGTCAATCATTTCTGATTGCTGTGTTGCTTGTATTTTTGTTCTCTGATCTTTACGATCTTCTTTTTGAGCTTCCCTATCCCTATGTCCACTAACTTCCAACTGCTTTAGTTGCATGTTCATTTCGAATTCTAGCTGCATCAGTTCTTTTTTGTATTGAACTTCTTGTTGCATTTTTTGAGAATCCAATTGGGATTTTGTTTGTTCTAATTGTAACTTACCGTTAGTTAACATTTGATCTTTTTGCATTTCTATTTGAGCTGCGTTTTGAGCAGCTTGAGTGTTAGACTCTGATTGCGCTTTTATGTTTTCTAACTGCAGTTGTCTATCTCTTTCTTGCTTCTTAACTCTTCTTATTTTCAATAATTGGTTCGCTAGTTTAATACTATTAATCTCTCTTAAATCTATAGCGTCTTCTAGATCAATAGTTTGTTGTTGTAGCGCCATTTGTATATTGTTCTCTAATAAAGCTTTTTCTTCTTCATCTGGTAATAAGTCTATAAATATACCAAAGTCGTATAGATGCAGGTCTTTCATTTCTTCTAACGTAGCCATGTTGTGAACTCCTATAGCTTGTATAAAAGCGTCTTTAGTTGGAGAGTACTCTATAATGTCTGATACTCTAAGAGATAAGCATTCCGCTACCTCAGCAGTTAGAAATAACCCAGACTGTAGTATATGTCTAGTAGCTGTGTTAGAATTAGCAGCGGCTAGTTTTTGCACTCCAACTAACGCGTTTTTATCTGGCATACTACCATCTCTCGCTTCGTTTAATCCGGTAGTATCTCTTATCATTTGTAAGTAATAATTATACGTAGCAATCAAACTTTGAAGTTTAGCTCCGCCGTTTCCGGACTGTATTTCTTGTATTGGTACTTTACCAGGATTCATATCACCCTCTGAAGTAAAACTCCTCCCGATAACAGACCCAGTCTGGAAGAACATGTTTAAAGCTTCTTGTGGATTATAATTTGTTCCATTACCTAAATCTATTTCAGCAAGACCATCTGCGTCTAAATAAACTCCATCAGGTACCATACGTGACATAACTTGTTGTAACTTCAAATGTGTAAGTTGGATCATATCAGCAAACCCGGTAATCCTGCTAACTAAAGAATCTATTTTTCCGTTGTACATTCTCGGAGCAACTATAGAATAATTCATCTTTACTTTAGTAAAATCACTTTTAGGACGCATCATATTTTTTGACATCTCCCATTTAAGTAGTTTGTCAGTACCAAGTATAAAAGCCCCGTCATATAAACATTCTATAGATCTATGTAATTTAGAGTATCCACCTTCTTTGTTTTCAGGTGGATTAAATGTGTCATCTTTTTCTATAACCTTATCCGCTCCAGATCCAGTTTCCTTCATCTTGTACACCTCGTTCATATAAGTCTTGTAGTTAAAATACAGAACTTGTATTGTGTTGCTATCTTCTTTGTTCTCGGTGTGGATTGAATTGTAGTTTGATCTACTCGTAGATTTATTCTTCATTATGTCCTCTAGATCAGATCCCGTTAAATGAGGAAATTGTTTCGCTAATTCATTCACTGGAATAGTTTTAACTTCTCCTACGTAGTATATGTCATCGAAATAAGGAGAATCAGTGTAAGAATAAACCAAATTAGCAGGATCAACATAGTCAATAACCACTCCTTCTGAAGTGTTAAAAGAAGTTTTAACAGCACCTATTCCAAGCACGGTTAAATCATAATAAAACTGCTTCTTTATTAATTCATATTTACTACCTTCCATTAAAACATTTATAGCTTGTTCTTCTGCTAATTCAACAGCTTGCTTGTAATTAATCTGCATGTGTAATTGTAGCTCTTCTTGTGAATCAGGTAGAGTATCTTCGCTGTACCTAGTGTCAACTCCAAAATCTTGCATAGCCATTTGATCAAACTCTCTAGAACGCATATCAGCTAATATATTTTCCATATATTTTGTTCTTGCTGATACTCCGTAGGGGTCTTGTGAGAACGCTTTTATATCATAGGTTCTTTCAGCTATACCGTTCGCAACTATATCTACAAATTTAGCTATTATAGGAACTGGTTTCCAATCTAAATTAAGATAGGACAAATCACCGTTTATAGATAACTCATCCTTATATTTTTGTATTGATTGTTCGCCTCTAGCGTACAATCTTAAATTGTGGAAATTATTATTACTAACCCTGTGTCTATTGGAGTTTCTATCGTTATCAAACCATTCTTCTCCTATAGCCTTAGCTATCTTTAACCCATAGTCGTAACTAAGCTTTTCAGCATCACTTACAACTTGACTAGGGAAATTATTTACAACAGACTCTGCCATATTTTACTTTATTATTTTTGATGCGTTTCCAGTATTAGTATACTTCGCAATATTTATGTTTAATTTTTGCTTCTCAATTTTAGCGTTAGGTCTGTACAGG